GGTTTCGCCTCAGACACAGACCTTCCCGACCAAGATTCTCGCGGAGAAGTGGGCGCGCAAAATCGAGACGGAGTACGACCACGCCCGGGCCGGTGTTCTGGGCGGCGGCAAGGTCACGGTCGGCGCGCTGATCCACCGCTACACCGAAGAGGTGGGCAAGCTGAAGCCGTTCGGCCGGAACAAGGCCGACGTCCTGAAGCGGCTCCAGGAGCACCTGGCCGACGATGGCGCCACCAGCCTGACCCCCGAGCGGATCGTCAAGTACATCAACGACGAGCGGAAGGTGTCGGGGGTGACTGCGGCGATTGACCTGTCCTACCTGAAGGGCGTGCTGAAGATCGCCCGGGCGCTGTGGAAGTACCCGGTGCACCCGAGCGTGGTGGACGAGGCCCGCGACATCCTGGGGCACATGGGGATGACCGGCAGAAGCGGCGAGCGGGACCGCCGGCCGACCGCCGAGGAACTGAGAAAGCTCCGGGAGTGGCTAGGCGAGCACTCGGGCTCACTCACCCCGGACATCCTCGACTTCATCCTGGACAGCGCATTCCGGCCGCCGAGCGAGATCGTGGGGCTGCGCTGGGAAGACCTGAACCGTAAGGACCGCACCATCCTGATACGCGACCGCAAGGACCCGCGCAAGAAGATCGGCAACCACCAGACCGTGCCCCTGCTGGGGAGGTGCCTGGAGATCATCGAGCGCCAGCCCCAGACGTCGGAGTTCATCTTCCCCGTCAAGGGGCACAGCTGGTCAACCATCTTCCCGCGCGCCTGCAAGAAGCTCGGGATCGAAGACCTGAGGCTCTATGACCTACGGCATGAGGCAATCAGCCGCCTGGTGGAGTCGGGGAAGTACAGCATCCCCGAAATCATGCTTGTCTCCGGGCACAAGGACCCGAAGCAGCTCATGCGCTACACGCAGCTCCGCGCGAAGGATCTGCACCGGTAACCCTGGAGAGACTGGAATGACGACAAAACGCCCCATCAATTGCGACCAAGTAGCATGGATGCTTGACGCCTTCAGCCGCTACCTCCCCCCATCTCCGCACCCGGCGGTGAGTCGGGCGCGTGAGATGCAGAAGTACGCACTCCTCTACGAGATCATGGAGGTGGCGAACTTGCACTTCGAGGATGACGCGGCGCAGCAGAACGGCACGCCTCACGAGGCCAGGGCCTTTCGCTGGCCATCAAAGCAGGTTGAGGCATTCAACGCGCAACGGCAGCGTGACAGTCTCCAGAGAGATGGCGCCATACCTCCACACGGTGAAGCCAGCGGCGTGATTGGCGGCGGCATGACCCTGGCCGGTGGCGACGCGCAAGCGCGGGAGCTTGGACAACTTATGCGCGAGCAGTATGGTGTTAAGGCCCCCACCCCGTTCGCGTGAGATCTGGAGCGCCTGCAATGTTCGCAGTAATGATGTTCGTCGCCGGGCTACTCGTGGGGTTTGAAATTGCGCGAGGGATCGAAGTGGACGCCCGCAGGGCTGGAACGCAGAGCCCGGTCGGCGAAGCCGACGCGCCCAAGGAGAATGCCGGTGACTGATACAACCACACGACAGATGCTGGAGGCAGCGGCACTACTGCCATGCCCGTTCTGCGGCAGTGAGGCCCACCTGGATGACTTCGGCGGCTCATGGTGGGTTGAGTGCGGCTCTTGCCATGCCAACGCAGGCCACTACCACGAGACTGCTGAGGTAGCGCAGGCTTTCTGGAACCGCCGTGCCGCAGCCGCAATAGGGAGTGCCGAATGACACAGACCGTAGACCTGACCGACGAGCAAATCGATGCTTTGTGGGGTCGATACGACCAGGGGCACGATACCCGGCGCGCGCTGGTTGAGCGCATTCTGTCTGCCGCCCTCTCCCACCTATCCGCTGAGGGGTGGCAGAACGCCCGCCGTTACGAATGGCTGCGGGCAAACCGATGCACTGCAGTAGAGGCGATGGCACTCCATGCGTACCAGTCTGATGCTCACATGGATGCTGCTATCGACGCTATGCTCGAACCGGAGGTGAAGACGTGAGCCGCCAGCCATTCAGGCCGTACAGCAAGTGCTCGCGCCAGATGAGGCTGCACCCGTGGTTTCCGTGTCCTGGCTTCATCGGTGATCCGGCGCCCCGATGGCGGAAGTTTGAGCGCTGGCACGAGCGTCCGCAGAAGTCGTGGCTCGTCTACTGGCGAGCAAGACCGGCGCTCTACAAGGAGATGTTGGGCAGGGCGCTCAACGTCCGAGCGCTGCCGCCCGACACTCCCGATACATCCCGATCAGTTCCAGCAGCTTCAGAGTAGTCCCGCCGAAGGTGTCATCTGTCAGGGGCGTTAACGGGGGGCACGACGCCTCCACTAGCGGCCTGGCCGGAGATGGCGGCGTTGATGTTGCGCATGACGCTAGGGTCATGGCGGCAATCACGGTAGGCAGGCACTTGGATAACTTCACGCTGCACCTCCTGGGTGATCGTGCGGTGTTGAACCTTGATGCGGGAAATAGCCTGGGCAGCAGCAGAGGCGGCGGCATCGGCGGCTTTGAGGGCTAGCTGTTCTTCCCTCGCCTCTTGGGCAATGATCTTGTTTTCGCCGTCTTTCCTGCCTTGGTAGTAGGCGCCTCCAGTAAGGGCGCCGACAATGGCGAGGGCGGCTAGTGCGATGTAGGGGGTCATGATTCGCACACCTGACGTTCCGCAGCCCGCCGACGCACAAGCCCTCGCAGTTCCCTCCCTCCCGCCATCGTCCACCGAGACAACTCCGCACACGCCCCCCGATAGTCACCAGCGTTGAGCTTGCGATTGAGGGTGGATGAGCAGAAGTTCTTCGCGCCGACGTTGTAGGTGAAGCTCAGGAACGCGGCCCGCTGGTTCGGATTCAGCGGAACCCGGACGCAAGCCATCATGTCGCGGTCGTGCCGAATCAGTTCCTCGACCAGCATCTGATCGCACTCGGCGTGCGTAGCTACTTGGCCGAGGCGAACCCCCTTGGTGATCCCATCGCAGATGGTTGGGATCGAGATCGGATCGAGATACGCCCGGAGGCTCCTACCCTCCCACGGCTGGACCAGGCCCAGGGTCACGACAGCCGCCGCACCCAGGACAGCGGTCAGCTTCCCCATCGGGCCGGCACTCATCTTTGGTGTGGTCATAGAGTGGAACGACAACGCCGTGCAGGTTCACCGCGGCTTGTTCTGCACGGGCTTGGTCATGGAAAAGGCCGCCGAGCCCCTTGGCGTACTCGACGGCCCAGGCGTAGGGCTTAGACGCTGCACTGCTCTTTGCCACGCTTCACCCCTTCGGAGAAAGCACGCTCAAGCAAGGTGAGGATGTGCTGTCGGGTGGCGAAGACACAGCCGCCCTGCTCTTCGCAGAGTTGCTTTTCCTCGTCGGTCAGCGAGACCTCGATGGCAATGACAGGCAGGGCAATACACACCGCAAGCGCGGCAATCAGCTTTTTCATGGGGACTCCTAAGCCGTCAGACGACACGGCACGGTCCCTGGCGGCAAGGGGCCGGCTGATACAGCCTCAAAGCTGTTTCGTTATCAAACAGCTTGGGATTTGTTGGATAACTAGACCCGCATCACCTGGCCGCGGAACTCGATCTCGTTCTGGCCTAGGACGTTGACCACCTCGGGCCACAAGAGGCGACCTTTGTGGAACGTGAGCACGGCAAAACCTGACCGCCAATCGGTCGGGCCATCTTCCAGGTAGTCTTGAAACTGCGGCCCAGAGGGATCGGCCAAGGTGCCTGTATCGACGCCGTAGCGGGTGCCGTTGTAGTCCGTGAGGGGCGTGACCTTCAGTGAGTGAAGGTGCCCCGTCACCATGGACTTCCCGCCCTTGGCGATGTTGTTCCGGACCGCATGGACCCCGTTGTGGTAGCGGTGCTTCACCACCACGTCATCATTGATCCAGGCCGACCAGCAGGGAATCCACTTGGGGAAGTGGTCTTTGAGGTGGAAGCCCCGAACCCCTTGGTACTCGGGCGCGTTCTGAGACAGCCGCGTCTCGAAGCGGGCGTCATGGTTCCCGAGCGGCCAGATCAATTTCGCTTTACCCGCGGCGTCCTCAATCTCACATAGCCTTTGCGTGCACGCCTTCAGCTCGTCAATCACCGAGGGTGACGACTGCCACATGATGCGGGCGTGCCGGGAGACGGAAGCCCCGTCAAAAGCATCCCCGTTGTTGATGACCGCTACAGGCTTCAGCGCTTCGATCATCTTCAACAGCCCACGGAAGGCGGTTGTCCTCACCCCCGGCCAGAAGTGCGCGTCGGAGAACACGATGACCACCCCGTTCTGCACTTCCATGCAGTGGCGGGCCTTGTGTTCTCTTGGGGAAAGGTGGGCGTAGTGCTCGCCCAGTCGGCTATCGGATGGGAGTGCTACGTGCAAGCGATCCTCCAGGCGGCGACGACGGCGGTAGACATCGCGCTTACTCACCCCCAGAACCTCTGAGACCTTCTCGGCCGTGCCGTGGGTCTTCCAGAGTTCCAGGAACTCGTTGTCAGTGCAGGCGGGGGCTGGCATTACTGATTCCCCCGGAAGTACCAGCACGGATAGTCGGTGGCCTCGACAACGGGGCGGACGTTGTAGCAAGTGCCGTCGTCGTCAATCTCGGACCTAGGTGGGTGCGCGTAGCACTCGCCCACGTCGTGGCCGTCTTCCGAGTGGTAGAAGGCGCAAGACTTGCAGCGGTTGCCCAAGTCCTGCTTGTCTTGCTTCTTCTTCATGCGATCCACCCCCTGCGCTTGAAGTACGCCTTGAGGAACTTCTTCCAGCACCACTCCCCAATGAGGATCAGGCTGTAGACAGCGGCGAGGACTGCGGCCACGTCAGACCACGTGTAGATGCCGAGCTTTGACAGTGCGACACCTCCCCACAGGGTGCCGAGCTTGGTTGCTTGGTGCTCGTTCACAAGGCGCCCCAAGGAACAGGGGTTGCTGGCTGGAGTAGCATGTGGGCCTCAAATGAAAAAGCCCGCTCTAGGCGGGCTGGGGGTGGGTGATGCAGGACAAGCTATACGCTCAGGCGCTGGCACCTTGGATGCTGCTGGTCATCCTGGTTTGTGTCGGTTGGCCGGTAAAGCGCCTGATCGAGCGGAAGATGAAAGACGGGAAGCTGAAGCGTTTACTGCTGAAGCGCTGGTGATCCCAGCAGTCCGCCCGTGAGGATCAGCGCCTTTCTCAGCTGATCGCTTTCCACCAGCGGCGCGGCGCGCCCGAGAAGGCCAGGCCCAGGCTCTCGAGCAAGCGCCCGCTGATATGCCCCAGACAATGCCAGGCTGCGAGCCGCAGGACGCGCGCCCACAGCCAACAATCCAGCCGGTGAGCCGGTGGCCGGCACAGACGCCAGGCCTGTGAGGTAGTCCAGGGGGCTTATGGCCTTCGGCTGCTCCTTGAGCGCTTGGGTTGCTCGAGGGAACGCCTGTGCGATCTCGGCCACCGTCTTCATCTCGCCCGATAGCGGCTTGCCCTTGGATAGTTCTCGAGCCAGCACCTGTGCGGAGACATCCCCAGTTTGGGGGTTCAGCGCCTTCTGAGCGGTGTATGTCTTGGCGATGGTCTGCCGTGCTGACTTGAACGCATTCAGCAGTTCCGGCTGACCGATCCCATCGAGGTGCCGCTCGAGCGCATCCTCGAGTGCATTCGCTGCCGCTTTGTTTGCCTTGCCAAGCCCGGTGTCACCCGCCCGGTACGCTTTGTCTGCCCCCTCGCGGAGGATTTTCACCATGTCAACCGCGCTCGAGGCGTCGAACTCCTTCACGCGCAGGCTGTCCACCAGCGCTTGAACCTCGTTCTTCGCGGCGCCAGGGAAGTCCTTGGCTGCGCCCTGGTACTGGGCGGCGATCTTGTTCAGCGCAGCGTCGTAGGCTTCACCTGGCTGGATTCGCCCCGCCGACTTCACCTGCTCATAAACTTGACCGACCTGCTTACGCATGCCCTCAAGGGCGGCTGTGTCCAGTTGGGCGTCGTCAGCCATTCCCAAACTGCGGCGCACGAGCTTGTTCGTGACCTCCTGATTCCGAGCCGAGGCAACCTGCGCCGTCTTGATCTTGCCGGAAAGGCCCTCGAGCAGCTCGCCCGCCGCTGTAGAGCGGATCTCCGTTGGGGGAAGGACATACCCAGCCTGTTGGGCGTTTTGTACCGCCGCAGTTCTCTGAGCCGGGATTGCGGGAGGGCGATTCGACAACGCTCGAGCACCTGCAGCCAATCCATCCCCGAGGGCCTTGCCGCCAGCGCCACCAAGGGCGCCACCCAGCGCGCCCAATGCTCGATCTTTTAGACCGCCCTCGGTAGTCAGCCCGCCAAGGGCGCCACCGATAGCCGTTGCGCCAAGATAGGTGTTCGCGCCAGGAACAAAGGCTGCAGGGAGGGCCAGAGCGCCCTGCCCGATCACGTTGCCGACCTTGCCAGCCGTGGTCTTCGCGAGTGGCGCCTCAATGGCGTGCGCTTCGTCAATGTCCTTTTGATCCACCGCTCCGACCAACTGCCCAAGAGCTCGGCCGACTCGAGACATACCCATTCCGGTGGCCGCCAACAAGCGCTCGCCGGTTCCCATGCCTTTGGTCGGGTCGTACTCTGCGCGGTCCTTGGCGACCTGCATGGCAACCCGCTCAGTGCGGTTTTGGGACAGGATGAACTGCCCCAGTTGCTCAGGAGACGCGCCCTCGGGGCCTTCAATGGTGTAGGTCCTCCCGCTCGGCCCCTGAACGGTGTACGTTGGCATTACTTCACCCCTAGGATCTTGAAGCCGCTGAAGTCAGCCGGCCCCTGTTGGGTCTGCTGGCCGCCGACGTACTTTTGGTTCAGGCGACGAATCTCACCCAAAGCCGCCTTTTTCTGAGAGGTCGGCACCGTGGGGTCGCCGATCATGCCGGCCATCTGGCGGTAGAGCTGCTGGTCCATGTTGGACTGCGGCCCCTCCATACGGGGCTGAGCCATCATCAGACCGCCCTCGAGCACTCGCAGTTGCGCGATGGCGTCGGCGCCTTCGGTGCTCTTGCCGACCAAGCGCATTGCCTGGTCCGCGCCTGCGCCGACGTAAGAGCCGGTTGCCTTGTCCAGCAGCTGGTCGGCCTGGTCCAGGATGCTCAGCACGCCCTTAGCGCCCTGCACCTTCTTGACCTGGTTTTCACTCGGAACCGGCTTGCCATCCATGCCCATCGCCGGGCGAGCCTGGCCGGTGCCCTTGTCGATCAGCAGCGGCCCCAGGTTCGGGTCGTTGATGATCTGGGTCCGCTGGGCTTCGCGGTTGATGTCGTTGGCCTGCTTGGCTCGAGCGTCCGTCATGTCCTGGCCGCGCCGAGCCGTCTGGGCGCTGAGCAGCGCATCCGGCGACAGGTTTACGCCGAACGACCCTCGAGTCCCCATGCTCACGGGGTCAACAAAATCGACACGATCGCCGCGACGAACCTCAACAGGCGCCTTCCACTGCTCAAGAGCAGACCCCACCGGGCGGCCGAACTTGTCGAACTGCATCGTGACCGGGCGGCCGTTCTGAATGGTTTCGACCGTGCGCGCCACTTCATCCTGTCCGATGTTCCGCAGGCTATCCAGCTTCTGGATTTCCTCAGGGCTGTACCCGGCAGCCAGGGCGCGCTGCACGTCAATCCCGGGGCGAGCAACCGAAGCACGGGCGGCATTTGTCTCGGCGTTGAACGCCATGGCCGGCTGCGGACCCATACCGAACAGCGTGGGCAGCGCGGCCTGCTTCCGGCGCATGGCCTCTTGCTGCTGCTTGAGCTGATCGGCTTGGGCTTGCCGGTGTGCAGCCTGGGCCTGGTACTCGTCAAGCTGCGCCATGGTCAGCTGCTCTTTCAGCTGGCGCTGCTTGGCCTGGTCGTCGTACTCCTGAATACCCAGCAGACCCTTACTGAGCCCCTTCATGCCCCGCGCGCTCAGCAGGCCCTGCGCGAGGATGCGACGGTGCGCCGCTGCCTCTGGAGTGTTGTCGAGAAGACCCATATCAATTGCCTCCTGTCAGCATGCGCCACAGATCCACGCCGTTCAGTGCCCCACCAAGGAAGCCATTGAAGGCGCCCACGCCAGGTGTCGTCTGTCCGGTCGTGCGGTTGAGTCCACTGAATTGGGACAGCGCGTTTCCAAACTGCTGGTAAGGCGCCCACTGGCCCGCCTGTTGCATCTGGCCGGCTTGACCCAGGCCGAGGCCGCGGTTCGCCATGCCCTGCTGACCCATCTGCCAGGCTTGCAGGCCAAGCTGGGCGCCCTGGAGATCCTGGCCGCGCTGCTGACCGTAGAAGCTCTGATCGGCCTGCTTGTTGCCCAAGGCCAAGTTGCCTAGGCCAAGGTTGTATTGGTTCTGCATCCCGAGCCGCTGGGTGTCGTTCTGCATCGTGGCGAGCGACTGCTGCAGGTTGCGGTTCTGGTCGCTGTCATAGGCGGAGCCATAGAGGTTGGCCAGCGAGTTGGACAAGCCCTGGTTGGTCTGCCCGATGGCAAGGCCTTGCGCAATGCCGTGCCGCGAACCACCGAACCCGCCCGCAGCCATCGCGCCGGAATTGATGCCCGGCAGGACGTTGTTCTGGAGGTTCTGCGTCACCTGCTGGGTGATCGCCTGCGCCTGTTGCGGCAAATAGGGGTTGTTCATCTCAGCGCCCCACCTTTCCGTAGCCGTTGCCGGCGATGTTCCCAAGGAGCCCTTGGCCCATGTTCATCAGGTTCTGGTGCCCCTGCGTGTACTGCGGCGAGTTGTAGTAATCGGCCATCGCCTGCGCGCCCTGTTGGATCAGCGGGTTGCCACCCTTTGTCTGGTTGAACAGGTCTTGTGCGCTCTTCAGAAAGCCGCCGTCGCCGTAGACCATCGCATCCATGCGCGGGTCCATCTTGGAGTAGGCGGTTTCCGTCTGGTCCTTCTTGCCGTCCTGGAGGCCGTACAGCCCGCCAAGGAGGCCACCGAGCGCGGAGCCATTGCCCCCCAGCAGGTTGCCCAGGAAGCCGCCCGGCTTCTGGCCTTGTCCGCCAGGGGCCTGACCGCCACCCTGACCGCCGCCTTGGTTCATGAGACTGCCGAGGAACTGAGAAGCCAGGCCACCCCACAGCGACGAATCGGGACCGCTCCACAGACCATTGCCGGTGTTCTCGTACCAGTTCGGGTCGTTGGTCATCTGCTCGAACTGCGAGGGGTCGTAGTTCCCGCCAATGACGTTGCCGGTCCCGAAGTAGTCCTGAGAGGGGGTGAACGAGTAATCACCCCAGGTCGGGATCGAACCGCCGTAGAGGTTCGGAGCGTTGAAGTAGCTCTGATCCGTCCCGTAGTCGGTCAGGCCAAAGCCCGAGCCCCAATCCGTGGACATATCGGGAGCGCCATAGCTCCAATCCGTGGTGGTGAACATGTCGGGCGTGGCGTAGTACCCGCCAGCGTCGAAACCCCAATCGTCAAACATCGTCACTCCTTATCCACGGCCGGGGCCGAGCAAACCTTGTCGGGGGATGCCCATGGTTGGGCGCTGCTGCGGGTACTGCGGGCGTTGCATCGGGCGTTGCATCTGTTGTGGAGGGCGCCCGCGGTTCAGTAGCCCCCCAGCGAGTTGGCCGGCCACCTGGCCCCACATCGGGTTGGACATCTGCCCAACACCTGCGCCGATGCCGCTCGTGACACCTGCAGTCAACAGCCCTCGGGGGTCGAACTTGCCGCCCAGCAGACCACCGACGCCTTGCTTGATGGCGTTGTTCACCATGCCTTGCGCGGCAGCCCCAGCGGTCTTGCCAAAGGCGTCACCCACGAACTTGCCGGCGCCGTTGCTGATGCCCTGAGCTACCCCACCCATGCCACCCATGAGCATGGCGTGGAAGGGGTTCTGTCCAGTTCCTAGCGAGGACATGCCGCCATACAACGCGTTGCCCACCACGTTGCCCATCTGCCCGGACAGGCCGAGCGATTGGCCGATGGCAGAGCCGACACTGTTTGCCGCGGTGTTGGCGGCGACGTTTCCGGCTGTGGAGGTGGCGGCACTTCCCGCACCAGCCGCCGCTCCAGCACCAGCACCGACGATCCCCGCAGCGCCTGCGGTCACGATTGGCAGAGCCAATCTCGCAAACTCTGCATTCCAGCCGTGACGCTGGATAGGGACCACCCCAAAGGAGCCGTCCGTGTTCTGCGTCAGGTAGAAGTCGTTCTCGCGGTTGTCGTCGCCGTCTTCCCACGTGCGGGAGTTGTTGGCGAACTTCGGGCCGTCCCACGGCTGAGAGCCCAAGCTATAGAACCCCGCCCCATCCCCGGCCTTGTTCCACATCTGCTGGAGCTGCTGTTGCGAGAACCCCAATCCAAGCGCCTTAGGAACGGTGTCTGGCCGCTCCCAATGAAGCGCCGGCTGGGCGTAGGGGTCGTATGCGTCTCGGTCCATAGTCAGCCCAGGAAGCGCCAGGCGCCGCCGCGATAGAGATACAGGCCGGCACCAGAGCCGGGGTTCCAAGTGGTCCCGTCAGCCAACACCACCATCCCTTCTTTCAAAGGCTTGGGAGGTGCGTAGAGCGTTTGGAACATCACGAACTGGACAGGCGCGGCCTGCTGCTCGCGGGCGATCTTTCGGATCTCCGCGTCTTCTTGGATCGTGAACATCAGTACAGGCCCCGTGGCTGGAACTCGATGCGAAGCGCCTTGATGCGCCAGGGCTGAGCGCCTGAAGAACTGATCTTCAGGGCCAGGAACTTGCCCGTAGCAAACAGATCCGCCTTCGTCGTTGAACCTACCGTGTAGGTCGTTGATGCGGTGTAGCTCGGGGCGACCTCATCGCTCATCGTCCCGCCTGCCTCGATGGTCAGGACGGTGCCGGTCTGGGCCTCGACGTCCATGCGGATGGACTTGATGGTCTTGACCGTATCGGGGTCGCCCAGAGTCAGCCCGGATCGTTCAAGGTAAGCAGTGGGATTGGTCCCCGAGAACGTGGAGCCGGTGTCGACCAGTACAAAGTCAGGGGTAGACCGCGACAGAATCAGACGCGCCTCTGCGGGGCTGTACTCGTCAGCATCCCAAGAGGACGAGTCCGAATCCCAGCTATCCGCATCTGCATCCCACGACGAAGCGGCCGAGTAGTTGATCTGCCCAAACGCCCCATATGTCGTGTTGTCGATGTCCCGGATACCGAGGGTGTCCGACTCCCAGTTCCAAATGATGGCTTTGGAGGGGAGCGTTTGCCCTGCCTCAGGGAAGCAGATCCACACCTCGGACCGCTTGGGGTTGGCCGTCACGAAACTACGGGCGTAGTACGTGGAGTCCATGTTGGTCTGCAGCCAGGACCGTAGCTTGCCAGTGAGGATCGACTTCGGTTCCCCGCCGTTGTGCAAGATCACATCACCAGCAGCGAGAACCACATGCCCTGCAGGCGTCTGAACAGCACACCCGCGAGCCAGCATCCCCACATCGCCCTTCAGTCTCTGAAAGCGCCAGATGAACGGCTGCCCGATGAACTGCATCGCGTACATCGAACGTTCTTTGTAGACGATGTTCAGATCGCCCATCGGGAGGCAATCGACCAGCACGTCCGGGGTTTCGGCGAGATCCTGCTCACCAGCATCCACCGTGGGATCGGCTTCGTTCCAGCTCGTGGGAACGGTGCCCGGGTCTGCCGCGTGGCTCCACTTCACCATGTGCGGGTAAGCCGTCCCGGACTTGGTGACGTAACCAGCGATCAAGTAGTTCTTGAACGGGCGAACGAACTTCGCGCGCCAGTTGGCATTCCAGCCCGTCAGATTCGCCAGGTCGTTGGCGGTGTTGCCGCCCCAGAATTGGGGCTGGTCTACCCCATTGTTCAGGACGAGTACCCCATTCAGAGATCCGCCCGTCCAGCGGTCATCCTGAGCCCCAGTGAACACACCAGCGGGGGTGATGTCGGTACGGGTTGCCCCATCGTCCACAAACACCCGCTGAGTCCCGGCATAGGCCCAGAACCGGGCCGTGCTCGTGGTGTACGGGGTGACGAAATAGGGCGTGATCGTCGGCGTGGTGAAGATCGCCGCGTGTCCCCTCACCCGCTCCGCGTACCCATCGCGGAAACGCATGTTCCGCGCGCCGCTGAAGGCGTTAGGCGGCAAGACATGCGGCTGCTGATCCAGGATCAGGCCGAACTGTCCTAGATCGTTGATGGGAGCGATGGGCATTACAGAACCAACCAGAGATCACGCGGTGTGATACGAGAAGCGTCTTCGCGGAACAGGCGCTTCCCGCCCGCTTGAATGGCAGCGGCAACCAGTTCAGAGCAGAACCACTTGTCTTGCTTCGCCCAGCCTGAGCGGAACACGATCCCGACAAGAGCGGTCCAGTCGTATCGCTTGCCGATCTGCTGGCGAACGAAGCGCATAGCCGCCGCCTCGTCTGGGAGGGACACGCCCACCTCTTCCGTGGTGTAGTCCACCAAGAACTCAGCCAGGGGGCGCCAGGAAACACCGCCTAAGAACGTCGCCTCGATCACCGCGTCACCATCCACGATGGCAACGTGGGACCACTGCGACCACGTGAAGAAGCGGATCAGCGCGGAGGGGAGATTGCGCTTCTTCGCGAAGAGCAGTTTCACAGCTGCACCTGCCCGGCTTGAATGAACAAGTCGTCCACTTGAGCATCCGTCAACCCAAGGTCGGCGGCGAGCATCGTGACTGTCGCCCCGTTCCTAACGAAGTGCAGGCTTTCCTTCCAAGCGATAGAGGCGACGGTCTTGGCGGGCTCACCCTTCGCATCAATGGCCGCTTCAATGGCGGGCACTAAGCCCGCCTGGCTCAGCACAACCAGTGCCTGCGCCCGCGTGACCTGAGCGGGCACGACGGGAGCGACGACGGGGCGATTTAGCTCGATCACTACCGCGCCCGCGACCCCGGTTTGGGTGTACTCGCTCATTGCCACACCTCGTATGAGTAGTACAGGTTCTGCTTATCCGTCTCCGTCACCGAGGACGTGAACTCCACGAGCAACGAGGCGAAGAAGTTGATTGGCTGGGGCCCGCACGTTGAGCCACTAAACCAGCCAACAGGCACGATCCCAGCGCCGCTGCTACCCGTCGATGCACTCGTGGAGTCGAAAACCACGACCCCATCGGCGGTGATTCGCACTCGATGGGTGCGCGCCGTCACATCCGCCGACGTGATCGCAAAGAAGTTGAGGCGACCGCGACCGGTCACGGATAGACCGGTCTTCAAGACGCCCGAAGTGACCGCACCACTGGCAACCGCCTTTCCAACCGTTGCAGCCGCCGTCGCCAAGCCCGTAGCCTGTGCCGCTCCCGAGTCGCTGAAGCGGTTCTTG